TGCTAGGAACTCCATTAGTTGCAGAACCAAAGCCACCGATAGTAGCTGCTGAGTTTGAATCTACAGTTGTGACATTATTACCGCTTATGCTGTATGACGAGCCAATCTTATCAGCCGTACTAGCTGCTGAAAGAGATTCAAACTTTACACTAGATGATATGGAGTGATTCATGTCCGCATAGGCTGGTGCGGATACAAGAAATAAAAATGGAAGTAGTTTTTTCATTTAATGCCTACGTTAGTGTCCTTGTTATCTACTATTTTAGCAGCGTTTGTGGGTTTCTTTTTGTTAACGGAGATACCGTATGAACCTAGAACGCCACTCGTCAAGCCAGCTAAAAACGCTCCATCATTACGAATCTTATCCATGTAGCCGAGAGTCATCATTGCAAGCGACCAGCAAAGAATCATAAATCGGACACCATGACCAAAAATTTCTCCCCAATCCGTACCCTCTTTTTCTTCCTGTTCTTCAGCCATAAAAGTAAAGATTCTTGTCTAATACTAGCAAAAGAGCTATGTTTGGGAAGTAACACATAAAAACGATGGTAAAAATTCTAAAACCTATCCTTCTAGTTTTTATAAAATCAAAAGCAATGAAGAGATTAATTGTGGATCTGTTGAAGGCAATAGCCAAGCAGACGGACAACAGTATAGACGATCAGGCAGTGGCTTTTATTGAATCCAGAATGTTCCCAGGGTCTACCACAAGCCTTCAATGATATGAAGAAAGATGGCTTCATAAGATTTATTTCAACTCCTCTGCCGATGGAGACACAATTAGCAGTTGAAGTAAGATGCAGGGAAGTCATGGACTGTGATGATATAGATAAGTTAAAGGCTTTTTGTATAGATATGATGAAAAATCATGCAAGAACAGAAGTCGTACTGTCCAATGCAATGATGCGTATGTTAGAGCTTGAGGCTCACTTAGCTGTTTTACAAACAAAACCAATTAAGAATAAATTATTCTACAGACTTCGTTTGATAATAGAAAAAGTGAAACTTATAAGACAGATAAGACAAAAATTAAAAGATCACTCACGAGAAACATAACGAGCCTGTATGTCAGGTACTATCATTTCTGGATACTGGATCGTAAACCACCTATGCCCACACTCATAACAAAGCCTTCTGCGAATTGTTATAAATTTTGAATTTCTTTCAGATCGGATAACCTTCTGATCGCTGTACATATTACAGCCTGGGCACTCGACCCAAGTTATTCTTTTCATTGCTTAAAAGTTGTTTAGTTTTTCTGTTTTCTACCTTCAATGCGTCTTTGTACAGATTCTCTCCACATCAACTCATCTTTGGCCTCTGCAATCTTATATTCTGAACTAGGAAATTCACGTTGTAAAGCCTCATAAGCTACTTTTCTAACCCATGCAGTACCACGCATACCCTCTTTGTCAGCAGCTTTTTCTATAAGCTCTGCTCTATTTGGGTCGATTAGCACTTGATAATAACTTTTGTTTCCGTGTTTGAGAGCCATTTACAATGTTGTTCTTGTACTACTCTACCACCAAATCGGCAAATCGGCTTTATCAAGTTGCTTTTCCACATACTTTTTCCTAGCTTCTCTGCGTTTTTTAGTTTTACCCTCACGGACTTCCCTAGCTTTCTTAAGGAAGTCAATGATACTACCCAGATCCCTAGTTGTTGCTTTTGGGATCTCTTTGTATAGATCTTTCATTAGATCTACTCGAATATTCTTCTGCATAGGCAACAGGCATAACCTCCGTAAGAGTCTTGTAGTATTTTACTCCAAGCTGTTTATTATGCTTGGAGATATACCACCCGTGTTCATTTTTACAAATACCAATCATTGCTATTTCTTGTAAATTGTTTTTAAGTAGTTAGTTTCAATAGCCTCTCTTTGTTTTACATATTCTTTGTTTGGCATATTTTCAAACAAATATCTGTCAGATAAGTTGGCTAGTGCTTGGCAATAATCTTTAGTTGCTCTTCTTTGTTCTGGTGTCATTAATGAACCTCGCTCCATTTATCACCAATAGATACTTCAGCTAGTGCAGGAACATTACCCAACCACTTAGCTTCAGCTTTTTCCATTGTAGTTTTAAGAATCTCAGCCCACTCTTCGGCAATATCTTCTTTAACAAGAAGTATCAATTCATCGTGTACGGCTGCTGCAATTCTTACTTTATCTTCACCAGCTTCTTTAACTTGTGTCCATAAGTTTCCTAACGCACACTTTAATATCGCTGCACCAGCACCCTGTATCGGTGTATTGCATCTAACAGTGGTTCTATTAAGATCACCTTTTAAAAACCTACGCATATTAGACACTGGAACTCTAGTTTCAGGCCATTCATCATCTTCTGTGGATCGTGAAAGATAATTCATTTCTTTCTGCCAATCTCGAATACCACTATATGTATTGAGCCAGTTGTCACGAATTTGTATAGCTTCATCTGGTGACATAATTACACCACTACTTCCAGCATACTTTCGCAGACCTTCAGCACCAGCACCATACAGTAAACCAAAGTTAGCTGATTTAGCGATCTGTCTATCGCAACCCATTTGTGAAGCCGTGTAGTCGTGTAGATCTTCTCCACGTTGAAATGCAGCAGTCATGTTCTTATCTTTAGCTAAAGCAGCAGCAAGACGTAACTCCATCTGTGAAAAGTCAGCGTCAACTATCTTCCAACCTTGGGGAGCTTGTACACATTGCCTGAACTCTGAATCTCTTGGTATCTGCTGGTTGTTTGGTTTGATACTAGACATTCTTCCTGTATCTGCCCCAAGCTGCATATAAGATGCTCTAACAAACCCATCATCTGACATCTTATCTTGTATGCTTTCTATCATCTGCCTACGCTTCTCTCTACGTTTCCAAGTCATAAGTGTCTGGATCGTAGGAGAATCAGCAGCACAGTTTTTCAAAGCGTCTTTGGCAACACTAGGTTTACCTTCATTGTTTACTGGTGTATAACCAAGGACTAACTCAAGTTTCTCTAATAATTGTTTAGAACTTTTAATGTTGAACCCTGCATACTTTTTAGTGCCTAGTCTGACTGAACCTTGGTCTTTCGCACGAAGGTTAAACGAGCCATCTTCATTTCTAGGTAGCTTTTTTCCAAGTGGTAAATCATTATCAAGTTCTCTGATAAATTCATTACCCAACTCTTTAATGTCATCTTCATAATCAATTCGACATTGTTCTAACTCTTCTTTATTCCAAGGTAGCCCAACTCTCCACATCTGGGCCATAGCTGGTAAAGCTCTGCACTCCAGGGTATATGCCCTATGTAGTTGAGCATTTCTAAGTTTCTGATCTAATACTTGATCTAACTCTAGTAACACTTCTATATCTTTTGCAGCGTATATTAGCTGTTCTTTAGATAGTGTTTCAGCACCCCAATTAGACTTCTGTTGTTCTTTGGATATATCCATGTTTAGCTGTCTCTTAGCTAGTGCATCAAGACCATGCTTAGTTTGGGGTATTCCGTTAGTTAGTAGTCTGCTGGCTATCATGCTACACCTAACAAAACCATTGAGATGTATGTCATGTGCCTGTAGCCAACCAAGATCGAATACTGCGTTGTGTGCCAGCCAGTATCTATTTTGACTGCTGAAAAACTCTTCTAAATAATTCCAATCGCTACGTTCTAACTCGAAGCAATCTATAACAACTATGGTTCGAGAAGAAAAACACCCCAACTGAATTAGTCGGAGCTTACCTTCTTCTGGTTGTAGTTGTAATGTTTCTGTATCAAATGCAAGACTGTGTGCTGTCTGCAATCTTTTTAATTCTGATATTCCGTAGTAAACAGAATATTCTTGTTTAGTAATTGTTGAGGTCATGGAAGAACCTATAAATATGTGCTCTACTACTGTAGCACATTTGTCAACTGTTGTAATGCTTTCGTATGTAATCGGGAACTTCGTTATGATAACCGTTACGATCTAATTCTTGGACTAATGAGACCCATTGTGGCCTGTATGCTTCAGTTATCTC